GCAGTTCCTTGAGAAGCTGTGCGCGTGAAATAGCCATCTTTCACAGCCTCCTTAGCTGGCAGCCGTACCGGCAGAGCCGGTATTGCCGGTGCGGTGGAAGTGCGTGTTGATACGCACGATCACGTCGGTGTACGCATCACCAATCTGGCTGGTCGTGCTGTTGACAAAGTCAACAATACGAACCGGAAGGGTGTTGGTCGTCGCGATGCTGGAAGCATCGAGGCCAACGCCAGAGTTGATGTTTGCGCCGCTGTTGCCAGCAACCGTCTGGATCAGAGCCGCGTTGCAGCCCAGAGCCGTCTGACCAAGGGTGTCGTCAGCCTGCACCTGGAACAGAGCGTCCGGGTCATCCACGACATAAGCCATGATGTCGGTCGCCGTGTTGCCAGACGTGTAGTTCTGGCGGAACACCGTACCGTAGGTCGGGTCGGTGAACGTGCAGCCCACGAACACGCCCACGAAGCCGAAGCCGCCACCCGTCGAGGTGATGGTCGCAGCGGTCGTGGTCGCGTTGAAGCGAGCCAGTGTACCACGAGTCGAGCCGGTGTTCGTGATGATCACCGGGTCACCGTACTGGATGCTCGTGCCGTAGCTGGCAGGAATCGCATACTCGCGAGTCGAACCAGCGTACGACTGACCACCCAGAAGGTTAATGGGACGGAGCCCATACGGAGAATTGGTCGAAGCCACTTTCCGTTACCTTTCTTCTGGAATTGGGGTTTTATGGCCCAAGGGATTATTCCCTGGGGCCACGGCCAAAGGTCGTCCTCGAAGACCGCTCCGGACGAAGGACCGGCATACGAGGATCACTCTCGCGCATGAGATTGTTGTCCACGCTGTCCATCTGCTGTTGCGCCATGTTCCCGTAGTAGGCCGCACGCTGCCGCACGACTTCCTCCGGAATCTTACAGAGAAGGAGACCCCCGACCTCGATGTTGCCCTTGAAGCGGCTATTCGGGTCGGCTGCCAGCATCAGTTCAGGATGATCATCGGCACGAACGGGCACGTAGCCCTCGCGTAACTGCTTGCTGACATTGGTGTTGTCCGCCGAGTTCATCATGCTCGTGCGGACCCAGCGGAAGACATACCCCGGCTCAGGTTTAGGATCAGGAAGGATCGAAGGGGGGCGCCAAGAGGTCGGGCGAATTTGCTGTTCGCGCGTCTCAAGGTCACGGGGGGTGCGGTCAGCCATGACCGTAATCCTTCAGATACTGAGCAACGTATTGCTCGGGGGTAAGGCCGAATCTCTTGGCCAGTGAGACCTGAGACGGCGTGAGACGCACTGTGCGGCTGGTCTTGGTGCTACGAGTAGCGGGAGCGACCACCGATGCTACCTTAGCCGTCGCGTCAATTTCCGGCTCAGGTTTCTGGAAGTACTCGGGGAAACGGCGCTGAACGCGCTGCGTGATTTCCTCGTAGTACTTATCACCACGCGGGTCGAGCTTATGCTCTCGGATCAGCATGTCGCTGACGGCATAAGCGTAACCCGTCATCTCCTTCTCAAGCTCATTCTGCCCCTCGAACCACGAGTTGCGACCGGCCCACTCGACGGCCTTTGCATCCGGCTGAGGACGAACTTGAGGAATCTCATACTGCGGCTCGGGCAGAGCAACCGGCTTGTAGTTCGCATACCGATCATGCTCGTTCACGAAACGCTGAAGCTGCTCCTGATAGTCTAGGAACTTGTCTGTATCACCCGCCTCAAAGGCTTCTTTCATCAGCCTCTTGGTGGTGCTGATATCAGACTCAGCGCGTGCCTTGGCTTGATCGGCAGCAAACTTCTCCGTGTTACCGGCGAGTTCACGGTACTTCTTATTCTCTTCGGCAAGACGCTGGGCGAGATGAATCGCCTCGTCTCGCTCCTTGGCAGCAAGCTCCTTGGCTCGCCGCTCGGCATTGCTCTTGAAGGAAAGCTCCTTCAGGCGCTGCTTCCAAGACTCACGGTAGTTGGCGATCTCGTCGTCTTTTACCGTGATGTCGTCGTCGTTCTCGGTGACCTCCGGGGCAATCGCTTTGCCGCGATCCTCATCCGGGGTGTCATCCACAATCTCGACGGTGAAGTCCTCGTCGGACTCTTCAGCCTTTCGGGTCGCGCTCATGCCCGTGCAATCCCACGCGGGTCTTCAACAACACCCTCGACAGTATCATCATTGATGATCCGGAACTCCCGGCCATGAATCTTGATACGGGTGCCGCTGTAAGCACGGAACAAAACCCAATCCCCTTCCTTGCACCAAGCGCCATCCGGGAACTTGGCAGGGTCTTTATAGGCGAGCGACCCCATCTTTAGGACGAAGCCAACAACAGTTGCAAGAGATTCCTTTTCACGCACCTGTTCCGGCAAGTAGATGCCAGAGTCGGTCTTTTCTTCAAGCTCAGGGAGAGCAATCAGCAGCTTGAAGCCAGCCGGTTGAGGAAGCTGAGTTGCCCCTCGCACATCGCCATCCGGCATTTTGATATCAACGTTTAGCATGATAGTCCTTTGAGCGCACTGTTAGGGTCGTGCGATACCCTGCACCCACAATGGGCGATTAGTCCTGCCGACTGAGGCGTTCCTCAAGGTCAAGCAGTTCTCTTTCGGCTTTCGCCAAACCCTCAATAACACCCACCTGATGCCGGTACTCGGCCCAGTCAGCCACACCGCCAGTGGCAATGTGGTCTGCGTGGATGTTCATCATATCCCGGAGCTTCTGACGGAGAAACTCTAGGATGTTTTCTTCAGAAGCTGGCATCACTTGCCCTTCATCAGATCAGCGCCAAGACGCATGGCGTCGAGCTTGATCTTTGCGTTGTCGTAGTCGCCACGCTGGTCGTTGGACTGCTTCTGGGACATTGCCTTGATCCCGGCATTGACCCCGGCAATCCGCTCCTGCGAGGCGATACGCTCAAGTTCAATCTGCTGCTGACGCTCACGCGCCATCTGGTCAGCGCGATCCTTGAGAATCTTGCGCTGAACCTCGTCTGCCTTGTTCTTGGCGTCCTGCATCTGAGCCTGGACAACAGGGTCCTGCATCTTCTGCTGCATTTCCTGCTGCTGAACCTCAGCCTTGTCCTTCTGAAGGAGCTTGCCAGCCGCGTCTGCAATCAGCTTGGAGAGAGCAACCTCGATGTCTTCGGGCAGATGTTCGTCAGGCGGGGGCAGTTCGACGCCAAGCTGGTTCTCAATCTCACGGCGATACTGGAATCCAATATGCTCTGCGATGTGAGCCATCGCCGCAGCCTGGATTGCAGACGCCTGGGGCGACTGCCCCACAAGCTGAAGAATCTTCGGGTCCTGCATCGCGGCCATGTGGACCTTAATGTGGGCCTCATGGTCCTGATACAGGAACGCCTTCACGGGTTTACCAGACAGGATCGCCATGTTCTCGGAGACAGGGTCCATCGGATTCTTCTCATCCGTGCTGGGGATGATCTTGCCTGGGTCCTCGATACCGAGAACGGTCAGCATCTGCCGGTGAAGCTCGGGCAGATCGTACATCTGCGGGGCCTGGGAGGCCAACTGAAGCGCCGCTTGATACTGAACCACACGCTGAGACAGGGAGGCAGCATTCGGGTCCGTGACCGGGATGACATCAATTCTGCCATCATAGTCATCGGTGCGAGTGGCACCCATGTCTGTTTCGTACTCGTAGTCGCCCTTCATGTGGACGCGGATGATGTCCACCAGAAGATCAAGCTCGTGCTTCATGGAGGCATGAAGGCGGGCCTGCACGGCAGACATCACCTTCATCGCCCGCTCCATCAGAGCCAGCGTTGTTCCAACCGGGGCAGACTGGTTGGCGTCGCCAATCTGAAGATCGGCAATCGACGCAAAGCGACGGCCTTCTTCAACCAGCGTACCCAGAAGGCCAGCGAGAACCTGAGACGGTTCCTTGTAGGGCAGGAAGGTAATGTTGTCCTTAATGGCCCCGGACGAGATATCCACGTCCCGGAACTCGCCCGGCATAAGGGGCGTGCTGTCGCCCTTGATCCGAAGACCGCGAGACTTCAGGCCAGCAGGAAGGTTTGCCAGCGTGCCCGCATCCACAAGCTGACGCAGGATTGACGTGGCAGACTTGGCAATGCCGCCGACAAGATGAATCAGACCAAA